AGTGGAAGCCGAAGCTAAGGTGAAGGCTTTACAGGAGGCCCAGGAAATCAGGGCGTCACTTGCCGGAACAAAGGACAGCGTGAGCATCAAGCCTATCGAAGTACTGCAGCGGTACGACCCGCTGGAGGAGCATCTGGAACAGCTGAAGCCTGGTGAGTATGCCGTCTGCGTCAACTACAAGAAGAAGGGCACGTTGGAGCTGCGCACGAAAGCACGAACGACCAACCATCTGAAGGTGTTGGCAAAGGTGACGAAGGAGGAGAAGAATACAAAAGCTGCTTTACATCGTTTTGCCGTGAAGGTGCGCGAGGTATATCAGTCGGGCATTGTCATCATCGGCAAGACTCACGCCATTCAGAGCTTCGGCAAGCGTATTGTGGATGCTGCTCCCTGTATCAAGGAGAGTCAGAACACTTATTCTTCATCTTCTGCGCCACGTCAGTATTACGACAAGAACACGCTCGTATATATGAAGTTGGAGCAGATAGAGGAGAGGGACAAATAAAACATTTACATTATAGACTATGGCAGAAAACAGTAAAACGACGAGATCGGCAGGCAGACCTGCCATCGGTGGCAATAGAAGACAGTACGTAGTGACTGACGACGTACATGAGTGGATAATGGCACACGGTGGCGGCAAGTATCTGACGGAAACAATCCGCACTATCCGCGACATGGAGGAGAACAAACGGCAGTTGCTCATTGCTGACGATGTGCGAGAGTGGATAATGGCGCATGGTGGTGTCAGCTATGTCAACGAGACTATGAGAACTATTATGGCTGTAGCGCCGGAACAGAAATAAATAACAATAATAAAAACAAAGTATTATGGCAATAAAGAAAGTTTATCCGTTTATAATAGCGAGAATAGCAGAAGACGATGAAACACTTGAAGGTAATGAAATTATGTTTGATGCTCGTGAGGTGGCCTATTACCACCGCCATGCGGATTCTTACGACGATAGGGACATTGTGACGGTTGGCTTCAAGTCGGGCAAGGAGATAAAAATGTACTTGGGATTTGGTGCGGATATTTCTTATGAAAATCTGGTTTTGGCCATTAACAAGGTGCAGTGCTCACATTTCTGGCACGACAACGAGGATTCCACTCCGGACGGGTACAAAGGCGAAGATTAACAAGGAAGATAATAACATTTTAGATACTTTATAGAATATGACTAAGATTGAGAATTTTGACGATTATCGTGCGTTGGTGGACGAGATGAAGGTGTATGACTACAACTATTTCCAGCTGAACATGCAGTCTATCAGCGACGAGAGATATGACGAGTTGTATTTCGCCTTGCAGGAGTATGAGGAGGCGCATCCCGACGAGGTGCTGAAGGACTCGTCTACCCAGCATTGCTACAGCGAGAACGGCAACGGCAAGCGCACGGTGGCACGCCGCACGGCCTGTCTCTCGATGAAGAAGCTTCATGATGCAAAGGCGGTGGTGAAATACCTGAGAGCGCAGCAGAGAGCTGCCAACATCAACGGCAAGGGAGCGAAGGTGGATGTGGAGTGGAAGTTTGACGGCGAGACCGTAAGCCTTGTGTATCGTCGCGGTGCGTTATCTGAAGCGACCTATGGACACGGCAAGGAGCTGTATGGTATCGACTGCCTGGAGCACATGAAGTATGTGAATGGCGTTGAGGGATATGTGGAGCAATGGAAGGACGAGGACCGTGTGGAACTGAGAGGCGAGGTGATTATCTCGCTTGAAGAGTTCGCTCGTTATAGCAAGGCAGGTAAGTCGCCAAGATCCACAAGCAACGGCATTATGTCGAAGAAGGAGGCTGTGCCGTCGGAGTGCATCCATCTGGAGTTTCATCCCTTCCGCCTGATAGCCGACGGGGTAACATTGCATTATTATGCGATGGACGAGCTGGCTTATCGAGGTTTCCTCACTTGCGGTTTCGTGGAGCAGATAGACCTTGGCAAGAGCGACGACGAGTTGACGCAGGACGTGGAGCGCATAGTATGCACGGCTGAGCTGGAGCGCGAAAAGCTGCCCTACCCTACCGACGGACTTGTCTTCAAATTTGACAACTACGACTATTACGACCGCATAGGCTATACTGACCATGACGCAAAGTACAACTGTGCGTTTAAGTTTCGTCCCGTATTCAAGGCCGTAACCACATATCGCGGCCACCATACCACGATAGGCGAGAAGACGGGCAAGGTGACGTATGTTGCCGACTTTGACGAGGTGGAAATGAACGGACACCGTTTTGCACATGCCAACTGTGGAAGCGAGAAGACCTTCAACCAGAAGGACCTTGTGCCGGGCTGCAAGATAGAGGTCAGCTTGCACGGCGACGTTATCGTGTGCGTGGATGGCAAGGTGGAGGATGAGCCTGAGATTAATCAGAGTCAGGAGCCGGAAGTAGAGCCTTGCGTTATAGAGCCTGAGATTAATCAGAACCAGGAGCTGGAAGCAGAGCCGGAACCTATACCCCAGCCGAAGCCGAAGCGCAAGCGTAACTATCCCCAGGTAGGTGAGCCGACGCTGCGAGAGGAACGCGAGGACACGTCGGAAAGTGAAGACAAGGACATGAGCGTGAAGACGGTGTTGGCGGGTGTACTGGCGGTGCTGATGGCTGTGTCAACGGGAGTAGTGCTGTTGGCTTTTGCGGGCGCTGCGGTGTTCTTAATGCCGATGATCGGCGGAATGCGAGAGTGAGTGTTGAATGTTGAATGTTGAATTGTCGGCTTTGCCGATTTTGAATTATTCAATTTTGAATTTTATTTTGACTACTTAATTATGACAGTAGAAGAGTATTTTAATCACTTGAAAGTTATTACTGAAAACGCTGGAGCAGACAAGACAGGCGTGGAGATTGAGACGGAGGACGGATATTGCATCAGCATATCTGTAACTAAGAAACTAAATAAAAAATAGGGCATTTATGAAAAACCAGAAATTCGAGATTCGTATTGACGTAGGTGGCGATGACGAGAAAATAGGAGTGAACGTGGAAGTATGGAAGGACGGAAAATTCTCTGACTTCAGATTGCTTGATGGCGAGAATCTTAGACTGGCATACGAGGGTACTAAGTATGCGATGGGTATCGTTGCACGGCTATATCTTGAGCAGTTGCATGAGAGCGGATCTCTTGATGACGAGCAATACAAGAAGTTCCATACGAAATAACATATCACACAGTATTTTATTAACAATTTTAAACTTTATAGAATTATGGCAGAAACAGAGAAATTTTCAAAGAGTCAGATTGCAACATTGAAGCACATCCAGAAGAAAGGTTTTGCGGGGTATCGACGTGTGGATGGGAACCCAGCTTGTCCGGAACTGGAGGAACTCGTGGAAGCAGGGTATCTTGAGACGTGGTATCAGAGCATGTTCGGTGAGGACGTGTATGAGTTGACAGATAAGGGTGAAAACCTGGTAAGGTCGCTTGTAGGGTAAAATCCGTTGAAACGGTTGAATCCGATGTTAAAGAAAGGTCGGGTTCATCCGTTTCTTTTGATGATTTGTGTGTGGACATAACTGTAAATGACGAATTGAACTGATAATGAGGAGAGTGGATTTACACTATTACATAAATCAACAAAACCACAAATACACATTCGTGTTTTTCCATAGATACACAAACACATCCATACATAAATCCATAAACGCATACATAAACTAACCAATAAATCAAAACATAAATCAATAAATAAAGTAACAAACAAAGAAACCAATAAATACACACATAAATAAATAAATAAACAAATAAAGAAATGAACAAACGAATAAAGAAAACAATCAATAAAGAAATAAATCAACAAATAAATGTGCGTGGATGTTTGGATATATCGGTTTTAATTCTTAAATTTGCAACGTGTTACAGAAGTGATGTTTTCTGCATACATGAATAGATATTATTAACATTTAAATACTTTAAGGATATGGAAAGACTCAGAGAAGTGCTTGCCTTTGTAAATCACAAAGGTGGGGTAGGTAAGACAACAACAGTGCAGAGCCTGGCAGCAGGTTTGCGTCGTTTTGGTAAGGGTAAATTCGGCGAGAATGCCGACGGACGCAAACGATTACCACGTGTGCTAATCATCGACCTCGACCCTCAGGCGTGCGCCTCGTTCCTCTTCGGATGGAGTGAGACCCAGAATGTAGGCAAGCCTACCGTTTACGACGCTTTGGTACAACAGAGCAATCTGCCCGTCTATCAGGTACGCGAGGGCGTTTACCTCGCTCCGGCTGCTGCACAGCTCATATCCATTGAACCGTTCCTAAATCAGCGTGCCGTGCCTCGCAAGGTGCTTTGCAAGTTGCTTGCCAAACCTCTGAACGAAATGGCAGGCACCGAACTGGCAGACGAAGGCGTAAATACCGTCGTGGATGCCTTCGACTATGTGCTTATAGACTGTCCTCCGGCTATGTCGTTGCTCACATACAATGCACTTACGGCAGCCACAAGCGTGGTGTTGCCCGTGCAGCTTGAAGTGTTGGCAACAAAAGGTATTGCCGAAATCATCAACGCTATCGAGGAAACACGTGAGGATCTTAATCCCGACCTTGACATTCGCGGTTTGCTGATGGTTATGAGCAACGACCAGACTAATGCCACAAAGGAGTTTAAGGCATACCTTGGCGATAAGTATCAGGACTATATGTTTGATGCTTACACACGCCGCGACACCAAGATGGTGGAAGCCCAGGCTATGCGAGAAGACATCTTTACTTATGCACCATATTGTAGGGTAGGGCAGGACTACGAGCGTTTTACCAAGGAGATAATCAACAGTTTCACTTTTTAATATATTATAGGGTATGGCAAGAGAAATGAAGAAGCGAGTTGCGCATTTTGGTCTGGAAAATTCAGACGCTATAGACGAGAACGAGCGCATCTTGGAGGCGGGTAGACAACAGCGTAAGGAGAACAGGGAGAACAAGGAGAGTAGGGAAACGGCAGCGAGTGCTGCCACTGCTCCGACCTCAGACGCTCTGGGTACAGACAAGCCGACTGCTTCTACAACAACTGAGACCGAGATACCTACAAATGTAGCAAATCAGCCGGCAACCACATCATTCAGCAACAATGTTGTAATGAACATGCGCAAGCCGAAAGGCAAGAAGACCGAGAACGGCATTACTATCTACGTGCCGATGAAATATTACGAGCGCATTGCCCTAATGAAAATGCGCACGGGTGTACCAATCAAGGATTTGGCGTTACAGGCAGTGATAGAGTTCTTGGATAGAAACAAGTAAGGTAAAATCCTACTAAAGTTTTTTACCTCAAGGTGTGCGAGGTAAACAAAAACGTAGGTTTAGACTTTAAGGTACAAACCTACGTTTTTGTTTACGAAGTCACTACAAAAGTGAGCCGAAGTCACTACAAAAGTGTGCTGAAGTCACTACAAAAGTGAGCCGAAGTCACTACAAAAGTGTGCTCTTTTGGCGTGTAAAAGACTGATTATCAGCTATAATTTCGTGTCGGAATATAGAATATAAGAATATAGATGATTCTATAGTAATTTATAAATTATAGAAAAAATAAAAAAATCATCGATTCTTCTATATTCTATATTCTATATTACCGAAAGACTAAGAGAAAGAAAATCAATAAGTTAGGAGACAAAAGAGCACACTTTTGTAGTGAAAACAGCACATAAATGTAGTGACTTCAGCACAAAAATGTAGTGACTTCGGCACACTTTTGTAGTGACTTACAGGTTACGACTCTAAAAAAGCATGGTATGGAAGACAATAAGCAGATAATAAAGAAATATATCAACACCCCCTTTGCCTATGCCAGGGCGCAGAAAGGATTGACTTTGCTCCAGCAGAACATCATGGTAAAGGTGGTTGAACATCTACAGGTGTATATAGGCAAGTACTTTAAAAATCCTGTATTGCAAGATTCCAAGGAAGACCCTAAGCCTATGATGACGCGCGAGGATAGGGATAATTTGCCTCCTGTGCGCATAGAACTGAGTGAGCTGGGTGTATCTTCCTGTTCGTATAGTAGAGTGCGTGAGGCGTTAAAAGAAGTGCTAAACGTGCAGTTAGAGAAGAACACGTTTGACGATGAAGGAAAACCTGTAAAACGTTTAATACAGATATTCTCGAAGATAGACACACCTGTTACCGACAAAGGGACACAGGTGAGGATGAAGTTAGGCGAGGATGATGAACTGACTGACGTACAGGTGGACCGTACACGAGGATATGTAGACATCTACCTGAATACGGATATGGTCTTTGAAATGTTCGACATGAATCTCGGCTACGTATCGCATCCAAAAGACATAGCACGTATAGGCAAGGTTGACAACATGCCGTTGATGTATTATCTTGTCAGACATAAGATGAAGAACTTCGATCTGTCTAAGGTGGAGATAACCCCTTTTGAAATACGTGACTATCTGGGACTTGTAAAACGTGATGCTGACGGTAATGTGACTGACGTAAAATATCCCCGTTATAGTATGTTTAAATCGCGCATAATAAAAACAGCTCTTGACGATATAAAGCGTGCTTGTGATGCGGGACAGATAGATTTCTATTTCGACATAAAAAAAGAGGTACGTCCACGAGGTAAGACAAGGGGAGAACCGAGTTATATAGAGTTTGTAAAGGTGGCGGATAAGAAGAAAGCAAAGCAAGACCACCGTAAGGCTTCAGAAAAGCGACTGTGCAAGACGTTGTGCGATATATATCCTACGCTTGACGAGAAGCGCATGATGGCTATATTCAAGACGGTTCCCGAAGACCTTTGGCACGACTTCAAGACGTATGCCTATAATGGTGTGCCCAAGGCAGTGGAGCAGCCGCATAGCTGGAACGGTACGATGGAAGAGTTTGTGTTCTATATCATGGGGCAGTGGATAAAGCAGCATAGTGCGAAGCTGGGACAACAGCAGCAGACTTTTAACTTTGTCGAAGCTGAGGAAATAAAACCGGGAGAAAAGGAATGGCAGCAGTTTTTGTGCTTGATAGACAAAGACCTTGCAGCCGATTTGCGGAAAGCTCAGTTCTTGTCGTATGATGGTACGTACCTTCTTTTAGGAGTACCGAATAAAGCTCTACCTACAATGATAGAGGAGCACTTAAATGATATTGCCGTTTTAAATCATACTGAAAAATGTTCGGCAAAAGTATTCGGCAAGATATTATCTCTGAAATATAAGATTGTAAAACAATAAACCTTCACACCGCTTACCCATTCCCATAGGGTAGGCGGTGTTTTATTATGTCCTGTTGATGTTAGCTACTTTTTCTAATTTTGTAGGCGTAATCAACAAGACATATATATGGGAAAAATCAAATCAGTTATGTTATGGCTTTTGGCTGTAATCACGTTTGCGAGTTGCACTGCCTCACGTAAGGTGGAGCAGGGGAGTAGTGAGCAGCAGCGTGATAGTGTTGTCTCCGTTGTTATGGATAGTGTGGCGAAATCAGAGGCAAGGATGGATAGCAATGCCGTTTCAGCCACGGACGAGAGCCACACTACTGGCACCATGACTGACAAGGGCAGCAACGAGGAGACAATCTCCGAGCGAGTGACCGAGAACACGGATGCCCAGGGCAACAAGACCACTACCACCGACCGAACTATACACCGCAAGGGTGACTATGAGCGCAATGTCACATACGAGGCACGACTAAAGCATCAGGAAGAGATAATGATGCGAATGCAGCACACGATAGACAGCCTTGTGTTGAGTAATAAGTTGAACGTTGGCACCCACTGGGCAAAGAAGGACAGCACGAATGTGACGAAGGAGAAGAACACAAAAGAGATAAAAGACACTTCTTTTGAAGACTTCATGTGGAAAGCTCTGAAGGAACTTGCATTCTGGGCATTTGTATTATTATATATCTTAGGATTTTTATCATGGCTAAAAGACAAGACAGAGGAATGGTTGAAATCTCAGAGCAGCCGGAAGTGACGCTACAGGACTTCGTTATTCCTGCCAAGATAGAGGCGTTCTGCGAGAAATACAAGCCTCTCGGCCATTGGCGTGAAGATTGCGACATGTTTACTGACTATCAGCTTCGCTCGTACTTCAAGGCAGTGGTGTGTCCGTTGGGCGATCCGTTGGCATTGTACCTACAGGAGCTGGCTGTGAGAGGCTTTAAGATGAAGGATGACGAGTGCGGAGAGCCAGTCATCTACGCTGCGCTACGATGAATTTTGAATTAGGATTTAGGAGCTAAGAAATTGTTGCCTTTGGCGATTTTGAATTATTTAGTTTTGAATTTACAACCATAAAAAATTATAGACATGAAGAAACCGCATTATTTTTACAAAGTGAGTGCCGACACAAAGATGGGAGGCGACCTCAAGGAGTTTTTTTATCGCTGTAACTCGGCAATGAATACAGCACGTGGGTGGGCTCAGAAGCAGGGTGCAGAACACTATTACGAGTCGCCAGAAGGCATGGCAGGTGGAGTGGGAGCCGTGGAGTTTGCCGACACCACTGCGCGTGACGGATGGGACAGAAAGGAGACACCCGATGGACGCGTGTTGTTTTTCCCTATGGAAGGCACAGACTTGGAAAAGGAAATGGCAGCGCTGCCCGTTGTGAGCGAAACCGAGCTGATAAGTATACTAAGTTTGCAGCCGCGGCGCAGTCCGAAAGATAATACGCCCATGCCCATGACATTTGGCAATAGCACCCCCATCGTGTTCTTGCATCAAGGATTCTGGTATGCCGATGTGCCGTATGTAAGCGCCGACATGACGCTAACGAAGATAGAAGAAAAGGAGTTTTATCGTCGCAAGATGGCAGCGATAAACGAACATAAATAAGTAGTAGATCATAAGTGGTTAATAATTAGGTTTTAGTTTAGATTAGTTTTTTTTTGCGTTACCCGTCCGTGATGGATAGGTAACGCTTTTGTTTTATATGTCAGTCGTGCGTGGGGCGGTCGGCAACCATATAGCCATCGTTCATGCCCATGTTCATATTGGCGTTGTGTTTCGCTTCGTTTAGCATACGAGTGAGATTAGCTATCTGTTTTTGTTGCTCGGCAATAACATCGAGCAGACGATGCTGCTGTGTCATGTGCCTATTCTCTAATGCCACGATAGCCGCAAGGTTAGCGTCACTGATATTGTCAGTTATAGGCAGACTCGTATTTCCCTTCTCGCCTACAGCGTTGCTGGCAGTAGGCTTTGCAGTCTCTTGCGTATCATCAGCTTCTCTCGGCTTCATAACAACGCCAGGCACTACTGATGGGGTAATGCGTACATCAAGAGGGTTGAGCATAGAGCGTTCTCCGTGCTGACGTTCCTCCGTGCCACTTGCGTAGCCTTGTATTGGTTCAAGAATATCGTTAGGTGTAGGCATGCCAGGCACAACAGCTCCGTCTGCGCCCGCATCTACATCGCGGAAGAAAGCAGATAGAGGAATTTGGAACGTGTTACAGAGTCGTAGCATACTGATGACGGGCATCGGCCCCTCACATCTTATCCACGCCTTAAAACGATTGTTAGACTTGGCGCCGAGAGCTTGCAGAATCTCACCTTTGGGGATGTCTGGGTTAGCATCGAGCCATTCATTAAGAAACGAGAAATTGTATTGGTACATCATAGTGATAAGTGTTAATGTAGAACCTTTAATTATTAAAAAATGCAAAAGAATTGATTTAATCAATAGTAAATATTGATAATTTCAATTTTAAGAATTATATTTGCATCAAATTTAAGAAATAAGGATTAGATGACCAAGGAAATTGTTGAAAAAATCACAAGATCATACACACCATTGCAGACAGATGACATGTCGGTTGAAGACAAGAAGTCTCTGTATGTGACTTTGGCAAAGAAGGGTTTTACTCTTGCCACTTTCTACCTTCGTTTCTTTCAGAAGGGATTTTCTGAATGGGAGATAGATGGCATCAATGAGTGTAAACGCCAATTCTTACTATTGCCCGACGTGTCGCAGCCATTGTTAGAATATGTGGATGAGAACGACCTACAGATGGTGAAAGGTGATAAGGGGTATCTCTATACCCTGGCGCAGAGCAAAGAGCCCGGTATATTCTATTCTTGCCTAAAGCGTGTGAACGCTGGTATGTGCAACAAGTTTATTGCTTACATGAACGAGCGAGGAATGAGTGCGGCAACCGTGATAAAGCGTTTCACCACCGAGAACTGGAGACCGTGGGAGCAGGAAGGCATACGAGCCCTTCTTACTTCTTATACAACTAACGAATAAGTATAATGTACTAAAAATATGCTTGATATTACGCTTGATTTTGAGACTTGTTCTCTGACTCCTACCGCGGCTGTAATGTCGATTGGTGCCGTGGCATGGAAGCGAGATAGCGAGAAATCTCCTTTTTATAATCTGAAAGATGGTAGTACACAGGATCCTTCAAGTGTATTCTCTTGCCACATCGACCTTCGTAGTATGTTCGTCAACAATTACACTTTCGACGGCAAGACCGCAGAATGGTGGGGTGCAAAGAGTGATGAAGCGAAAGCCTCGTTGTTAAGCAATGACAGCTATGAGTTGCCTTGCCGACCTATCGAAGTGGCTGGTAAGGACCTATTTGGATACTCGTGGTTAGGCATTATTACTCCGGATATTTC